CTGATCGGCCCAGTTGCTACGCCTGGCGTTATCCCCGCCTCCGCTTCGTCCTGTGCTCGCCGCTCGAGGACCACGTTATGAGCGACGAAGAGGCTCGTTACCATATCGTAGAGGGTCCCGAGCTTCTGGCTATACGTCAGATTGAACGTGGCCCCACTCCCTACGCCGGTGGTGGAGCCTTGGCTTACGGGATTAGGACCAGGCAGTTGGAAATAATAGCCAGCGGCTTGGAGGGTGACCGCCGTTATAGTTCCGCCAGCCCCGATGTTTTTAACGAGGAGCTGTGTTACGTTAGGCCCTTGCCCTCCTGCCGGGGTCCATTGGTCCCCGACAGCATAGTTGAGGCCCCCCACCGCCAACGCCGCAACAAGCGTCGGCTGCCCGGGGTTCCCGAAGCGGTTTTGGTTCTGGTTTAGAAGCCCGTAGGCAACATTCAGCCAGAATATAATTCCGCTATCGGGATACCGAGTTTGGTCCGCGAACTCAGGTAGGTTCTGCCGAAACAGAGCCGCTGTGATCACGCGAGCTTCCTTACGCCATGCATGCGCAGGGCGAAGTGGTTGGCAAGGAACGCAGGGATGATGCTGTCGCCCTGCGGGATGTGGATTTGGTGATGGAAATAAGGCTCTGGCGCATCCATCCGGAGGGTGAGGGGAGCATTGTATGCCCTCGTGTCCGGATTCCGCGGGTCGTCGGTATAGCCCTGCCGCTGGTCGCGAACGGCAAGAGGAGCATTATAACGCTCCCGCAACTCATCCGGGATGTCATGCCGCGAGAGAGTGATGTTGAACGCCCTCGGGCTCAGGATTTTGACCATGCCGGCCGGCACCGGAGCATCCGGGTCGATGGGCTGCGCGATTTCCTTCACATAGGCCGTCCCAGCAAGGATGGCTTCCCTGTCGGCGTCATTGGTCGCAGAGGCTGCCAAAGCACGGCGTCGTTCGGTAACCTGCTGTTCAGCAATAACGCGATCAGCGTCATTGTTTGCAGCAGCCAAACGGCGTTCGGCATCGGCCAACGATGCGCGGTCGGCGGCAACCTTATCCGCTGTCACTTTGTCAACGGCGGCTTTGTCGGTAGCGAGCTTGGCAGCGGCAGCGCGCTGGTCAGCATCAGTAACGGTAGGATCGTTCGGGTCTTTTGCCATAGTTTAGAAACTCCTGTTTTGAGGTTGGAAACGACTATCCGAATTTCAGGATAATGCGTCCCAATAGCTCATGCCCGCCGGATAGACGCACTCGACGATGCCAAGGCGGCAATAATAACTTACGAAGTGATAAATCCCGGCGAACTGGAGTGGCGTCCGTTGGATCGAAGTCATCGGGAAGCGAACCCAATCCTTGTCCTTCGAGTAGACGATCATCCGATCATGCCCAGTGCCGCCTGTCCCAAGGACACCTCCTGCTCCGACGCCCGCCGACCACTTCGACGAGAAGATGTCGAGGTCGACACCCTTCTCCGCCGTCATGATGTTGTTCTCGCGGAGGTACTTCAGGATCGAAATGCTACCAGCGGCGGAGACGACCTGCGTCGAGATGAACGAATAGGCGAGCGGCGAGATCATGACACGGTTCGGGAACTTGGCATACGCCGAGGCCGTCCATGTCGAGGTCAACGCGGTGTTGACATCGTAGAGGATTTCCGCCGGCGTCTTGTTGGACCAGAGTGGGGACCCCGCAGCACCATTAGCAAGGGTGTTGAGGTTCGTCACCGAGGATTTGTTGAACAAGCCGGTATCGCCGAGCGTCGTATCGCCGACATAGACTTGCTCATCGATGTCCATCTGGTGCTTGAGCTGGAGGCCGGAGAGCTTCATCTCATCGATAGGCCGCCCAGCCGTCGCTGCCGATTCGAGCTCGAAGATCGTGTATTTGAGCTCCATCGCCCACGGATGCAGGAAGAACGGCATCTTGGCAATATCGACCGAGACGTTGGTGATCTGGGTAGTGTTCTGACTCAGCCAGGCTTTGCCCGTGCCGACACCGTTGCCTGACCCGAGGGCTCCAGGGGAGCCGTAGTTCAGCAAGGCGAAGGATGAGACTTCATCGCCGATAGAGACATCCTCGCGGAGGTCAATATCGCGGCCCCAGAACACGGCAGCAAGTGGCTCGTGCATCTTGGGGTCGAGGCGCTCTAACTCGCCGACAAGGAAGGCGCCGGTCGAGTCATACGTCATCTTGCCATCTCGCGAGCGAACGGGGCGCGCGAGGGGCTTTCCGGCAGGAACGAAGGAGGCTCCGTCCTGCACGAAATTGCGTGCAGCGTCGAACGTCATCATAATAGTTATATCTCCTTCGTGGACTTAGACGTTAAATTCGACTTCGGTCAGGCCGGCGGAATCGGGGGCGCCGTTGAAGTAGGCGTTGGCCGTGAGGGCGGTGGTTCCCGCACTAGCTTCCCAACCACCTTGAACGTGGACGGTCGCAGTCGCTCCACACCAGATGTAGGCAGGGTCCCCTTTGCCGGGCGTCCCATTGACCTGGACCACGATGTAGCCAGAGCGCAGGACACCGATCACGCCACCAGAAGGGGGCGCTCCACCCGGCGAGTTGGCTTGGCCAAAGTTGCCGTCCTCGGTGGCTGCCTGCGTCGGGAACGGCCGGCTGACGACACCCCAGAAGTAGGTAACAGCCGTATCGCCCGCCTGGACGCCACGGACGCCAGTCTTGTTCCCTGCGCCACCAGAAGCGGTGGTGTTGATCAGGCAAGCAAGGCCGAAGAGGAGGACCGGCGTGGCGGAATCATTATACGCAGGCTCGATGGTAAACGGGTGGGCTCGATTGACTTCCCCAGCGAAGCCAGCACCCATCCGGTAGAGGTAGGAGAACTGGGGGACAACAGGCTCGGTCATGGTATTAGATACTCCTTAGGACGAATGGTTGAGTTACCGAGCCGCGGACTTGCGGGCGTAGAACTCGGTGTTACGCGCATTGATCTCCGCGGCGGTAGGCACCTTCGCCTTCCCACCAGTTCCTTCGACGACGCCGAGGAGCGGCCCAGCCGAATCGTTGACCATGCGCTTTGCCGAGGACGCCGCCTTGAACAAGGCACGCACCGCCCCGCAGCTCATCGTCGCCGGGTCACCGGTATCGCGCACGACCACACCGATAACGGGGTCTTGTGAAGCCGTCTGCAAAGCAGCTCGGCGGAGGGAGCAGATGGCGTCAAACGTCGCCTTGGGCTTGGCCGCCCGGTCGTAGGTCGGAATGGCGATACCGGGAGCGAGGATTTCAGCGGCAGCGGCAGTCGCTTGGAATGAATCAGCCAGCAAGGCACTGTCCTTGGTTTTCTTGGCGTCCTTCTTCTTCTCGGGAGGAACTTCCTCCTCGACCTCCTTGGCGGTCTCGGCGTCCATCTCGCCTTTGCCTTCTTCTTCCCCTTCGCCCGCTTCTTCCACTTCCTCGGCGCCGAGAGCTGCAATCATGGCTTCCAGCTTGTCGAAGCGCTCATTGTTCTGCGCGACGTGCTCGGCGAAAGCGGCGGCTGGGACAAATTCGCCTTCACCTTCGCCTTTTTCCTTACCTTCGCCTTTAGCGGCGGCGGGATCGGGCTCCTCTTCGGCATCCTCTTTCGGCTTGCCTGAGGAGCCAGGCATATAATTATGTACTTCGATTCGGTGTCCGGGAGAGCCTTCTTCATCATGTTCCATCGGGAGTTCCTCCCCGAGTTTGTCCATGAGCTCCTCTTGGTCCTTTGCCTTCAGCAATTTGCGAAGGGCATCTCCGATAGTACGCTTCGGCATTGGTGTCTCCTTGTCATGCTGGCGATGGTGGTGGTCTTTGATCGCACATTCAGATCCGCATCTCCCGGCGTGGACGAGCGCCAGGTGATTCCCGATTATGTTTTTCTGGCGTGCCCGGCCAGGCCCGGTCTGCTCATATTCCGCATCGTATCCGCAACTCACTTCTACTTTTCCTGCCTTTACAGCGGCTATTGCACCAGCGTCCTTTATGACAAGGTCGGCGACTTGGAATCCCTCATCCACACCTTCGCCCTTGCGCACATTCTGGATATGACCGACTGCGTACTGCCTCCAATTCTCCGGGGTAACTTCCTCGTCTGGGTGATCGTCAACAACATCCTTCCCTTCAAAGGAGCGGAGCGTTTCTGGACGGAACACTTCGTCGGGCGAGCGACTGACGCGTATAACGCCATCGGCGCCGGGGGCAATTGGCTTCTCGTCTGCGTCGTAGACTTCACCCGGGCCGTAAAGCATTTCACCGGTGCGGCCGATCCTGACATCGTGCGCGACGAGGAATTTCTCTGGCGTGTAAGACAGTTTACCTAAACCAGTGCCAGTTAAGAACGTTGAGCTTCTATCGATGACCCTCATTTTTGATTCCTCTTTTTATGAGCAGG